CAACAAAGCTGAACAGCGACCCACTTGCCTCATCCGTCCCACGCATCTTCACCCTCGCTATTTCTGTGCAGAGAGTGAATCATGTTCCGCAAAACAGGTCGAGAGCCGACTATTTCAGCACCCTGTTAGTGCGCAGGCACTGAAAGCGCCTATGAGATTCATTATGCAAGGCTGTTAATTTTCATGCAGAAGTGAGCCGGTTTAGTAAGTAATTTCCACTGGGAATTAAGCCATGTAGTCCTTCCCAAAGCGCGATGCGCAACGGGGACAACGGCGAGATACACATGGGACTTTTAAACATAATTAGGGTTAAGACCCATTAATTCAGCTCCAGAGCGTGATTCATCGCCCGAATATAGGCCTTTGATATGTCTTATTTTTTGTGGCTGACCAATGCGCAGATGGCGCGTCTGGCATAGTGTTTGCCGAGTACATCGCGTTGGATGCGGCAACTCGCCCATTCGCCCGCGATCTGGATCTTAGCATTTTTGAGGGTGCGGATTACGCCAATTTGATTCCAACGCAGTGGCCGCGGAACGAAAAGCGCTTTTTTGCGGATGGAATATTTTACCATGCGGACGGCAAGGCCCGGATGCTCCCAGTACAAGCACCTGCAAAACAAGACTTTGGGCTGATCCTGAACACAGGCCGCAACCGTGACCAGTGGCATACGATGACGCGCACGGGTAAGGCCCCGAAACTCGGAGCGCATCTGGCGGAGCCTTATCTGGAAATCCATCCTGACGATGCGGCGGAGATGGGAGTTATCCACGGTGATTTGGTCGATGTTCACAACACGCTGGGGCGCGCGATCCTGCGTGCGCTGGTCACGGACCGTGTCTCTAAGGGACAGCCTTTCGCGCCCATGCATTGGACACGTCAGACCGCGAGGGGTGGCACGGTCAACAGCGTGATCGCCTCTGTGACCGATCCGTTCTCTGGTCAACCTGCGCTAAAACGCGGACGTGTATCGGTGAGCCTTTTTAAAGCCAATTGGTACGGGTTTCTGGCCTCTGCGGCGCAGCCCATAGCTCAGACATCGTACGCCGCGATCGCCCGTACGATGACTGGTTGGCAGGTTGAGATGGCAGGGGTTGAGGCACCCGAGGATTGGGCGCAATTCGCGCGCGACATAGCGCAGATGCCCGATGCAACAGCCTCCATTTCGGAAGATGCCACACAGGGCACTATGCGCATCGCACTCTACGACAAGGACGTGCTGAAGGCAGTGTTTTATGCCTCCCCCCAGCCTGTCGTCCTGTCCCGCGCTGCCGCGATCGCAAATGTGGGCACGACCGCACCGGCGCTTGCCGCTTTGTCGGGACGCATGAGTTAGAGTCAGATTGACCCAGGGAATGTAGTTTGCGCCTGTTTTAACGTGGGTCAGAACATTTTGCAGGCTGCCGTAGATGCAGGGGCACGTTCGGTCGACGCCTTGGGCACTGTGACCTGTGCGGGCACGAATTGCGGCTCGTGCAAGCCGGAGTTGGCCCGTTTTGTGGCACAAGCGGCGCTGCTGGTGGCGGCGGAATGACCCTTGCGCCGTTTGTCAGGATCGTTGCACAGGGAAAGGGGCGCGCGCGTGCGTTGACGCTGGACGAGGCGCAAGAGGCGATGGGTGTGATACTTGAGGGGCGCGCTGCACCCGAGGCCGTGGGCGCGCTACTGATGGTGCTGCGGTTGCGCGGGGAAGAGCCACAAGAGATCGCTGGTTTTACCGCCGCATTGCGGGCGCATGTGATTGGTACGATGCCCCCCGCCGATCTGGACTGGCCGAGCTATGCCGCTGGTCGCAGCCGTGGTACGCCGCTCTACCTGCTGGCGGCACGGCTGGTGGCGCAAACGAGGCTACGCGTCTCAATGCACGGGCATAACGCCTATCAAAACGTTACACTCGGGCGTGATGATATTCGTGCATTGGCAGGGCCGCTGGTGCGCTATGACCCGCTGGCAGAGCTGTGACTGAAGGCGTATGAAATGCTGGATCTACGTGCCGATCTGGGCCTGCGCTCCTGCATCAATACCGTTCTACGGATGTGGAACCCCTCACGGGCGCCAGCCACAGTGCAGGGAGTTTTCCACCCGTCCTACCGCAGTCTTCAGGCCCAAGCCGCCCAGTTGTTGGGGCAAAAAACGCTCACCATCATCAAGGGTGGCGGCGGGGAGTTTGAGCGACACCCATCCAAGGACATCATCTGTTTTGGTCTGCGCGGTGGCGCGCATATCCAACAGACCGCCCCCGCGATCTTGTCGCAGACCCGCCGCTTGCATGATCTGGAGGCCGAGGTGGACCCTCTCGCCCTTTGGCAGGGTCAGCTGCACGATGCCTTTGCCGAAGCGACCGTGACAGGCACCGCCGCACTTGCGCTATGGACCGTCGATCCGGCTATCACGCTCGATCACGCACAGCACAAAGCGCAGGCACTGTGGGCCAATCGGACCGAAAACGAAGGAGTTCCCGCATGAAAACCTTTCCCATGTTCATCCAGATGGAGGGCCGCAGAGTCGTGATCAACGGAGGAGGTGAGCAAGCGGCGCAAAAGATGCGGCTAATGCTCAAGACCGAGGCCCAGATCATCCTGCGCAGTGTCAACGCCGGACTAAAACCGCACCAGTTGCCGGAGCAAAAGTGCGCCACTTGGCAGGATCTGGCCGGAGTAAAACTGCGCCACTTTGTTGGATATAGGGTTGTCCATGGTCCCGCACGGCGAAGTGCCCCCACAGAGCGACGAAGCTGTGCGGGGCTGTGGTCAAACCGGAGCGCGGTGTCTGCGCTTTAGGATTTTCCCGATTGGCGGCTGTGTTTGAGGCGGTAGCTCTCACCGTTCATTTCAAGGATGTGGACATGGTGGGTAAGCCGGTCAAGAAGTGCGCCTGTGAGGCGCTCAGACCCGAAGGTGCCAGTCCACTCGTCGAATGGCAGGTTGTTTCACTAAGAGAAAACGCGGGGCATAGGACTTCTTTGACCTCCTCAGGCAGGTTCATTCTTGATAGCCTAGAGGTGCGGCATGTGATAAGAATTCGGACATTAGAGGGGAGATCGGTGAAAGCAACTAACTGATCCACAAAGCACCTTTGTGGCGGAGTTTGTGTAGCTGCGTGAGTTACGATGTTGTCGGCCGCGTCGATAATAATCACCAAAAAAGAACCTGGGTTCTCTCGACCAAAAATCTCAGACGCGGTTTCCAGCTTTTGACGGAACGGTGGAGCCATATCGTCCCGTTCACTGTACGGGAAGAACAGCGGTGTATTGGTTGACCTTGCAAGCTCGTTGGATAATTGCGTGAATCCCTGCCAGGAACTATGTCTTGGCCTTGATGGGTCACGATAGCTGCCTGCACCGTAGCAGTCGTAAACTATGGTTCTCGAGCCAATCGGCAAGGCTGCCTCTAGATTTCTAGCCGTGGTTGTTTTCCCACAACCTCCTTTTCCATGCAAAACAACCAGTGGATGCTTTTGAACCTCACTGGCAAGAGTTTCCGTAGTAGATCGTGGGATCGCCTCTGAAAGTGGCTCGAGCTCTGGTTCGCAAGGAAACAGTCCTTGACCTCTTCCAAGGTTGAACCAGCTCAATACCGTACTGCGTTTAACCGCTCTGTTCCCTTCCGGTCCAAGTAACTCCTGTATGCGCACTCGCAGATTGTCAGCCATGTCTTTGACTGGGCTCAAAACGAGTTCGGAAATTTCCTTCGTATTCCGTTCACGGAGTTCTGCTCTGGCGCTTTCACCGCCTTCAAGAAGCAGCACCTTACAAAATTGGATCAGTTGGTTTTTTCCGAGACCAGTTGCACGCTTTAGCGAGTCGTAATCGTCTCCATGCAACTTGCTGCATGCTGCCAAGACTATACTACTTTGCAGCTTCTTTGCTATTGGCTGGTTCGTTACCAGCTTTATGCTCAGCGATGCCTCCACGTGGCGAGGCCGCCGCCCATTAATCGCGCCTTTGAACGCGTCTGCGAGCCTTCGCGCCACGGAGTTATTGCCTGTCTTCTTTGTTGATGAGCAAAAACGAGCTAGCGTCCAACTTTTGTTCTGGCCAGTCACCGAGTACTTCAGCTGTATGAATTCAACGCGTGAGTTCTCCGGGTTCTCATTATCGTTGAAGTATAGTGCACAGTCCACTCCGTCCCAATTGGCATTATTATTAGTTTCTGCGGCGTCCCTGACACCCTCGACAGTCAATTCAGTAAGACCGGTAGATGGGTCCAGTAATTTCAAGGCATTTCCGAGTGCCCAGGCTTCATGAAATTCATCTCCCGCGTTGGATGCGGGTGCGCCAAGTACTTCTATAGGTCTGCTCAATACTTCGCCTTTTCAATGCTGTAGGGGGTCTTCTTGAAAACTCTCCGATGATGTTCCCACCGATGGCTCCTCGAAACAAGGTGCTAACAACGATTTGGGTTGCCATATCCTCCGCAGCACTCACGGTCAGATTATTCGCTCAAGTCTATCTTCAGCCCACTGACGCAGTTTTTCATCTGCTTGCATGCCAATATAGTCAGCCCTTGTATTCCAAGCCGGGGTCGAAGGATGGCCGGTCCTGTAGGCCTGAAACTCGGCAACGGTAGCTTCAGTAATTTCATGAGCAAACTCAGCCGTCACGCCCAAATACACAATGGTCGTCGGCTCTAAGTGTTCGACCTGTGTCGCAAACCTTTCCCGGTTCTCGTGGGCCAAAATCTCTTCCCTCAGCGGCTCTGTTCTCCCATCATACCCGTCGCGCCCTCGATATCTTGGGAGCGAATGAGCATTTATCAAGCTATAGTCATCTAAGCGTTCTGAGGGAAAAATATCCGGACGAAGAACATGTAGTCTTTGCAGCATGACTGCGAGGTTTTGTCCGGAGTTACCAGCAAAGGGTCTCCCGTGTTCCTCTTCATCAGCCCCAGGGCATGCGCCGACGAGGAGTACCCTCGGGTACATATCTCCTATCCTGAAATCTGGGGCAGCTGCACACATTCCTGAACGTTAACCGACAACAAACGCTGACTCAAACGACATCACCTCAATGCGAAAATGCAAGGTCCGCTTTGGGGGATGCTACACTTGCATATTTCGAGAGTTCCGAGTGACGGCTTTGGGCCGACAGAAGTCCCACACGAGCCTCGACGAGCTCATCCCGAGGGGTTATCACCAACGGTCAGTAGAGGACCAAAACCTGAACAGAGCGAAATAAAGAACGCGGACTCTACTGAAAACAGGTCACTTGGAGCAGCAAAATGTATCTCGCGCATCACATGCTCTCTCTTCTCGATGAGGGGGCGAAATCACGAAATCGGGTCGCATTGGCTCAGGTGGGTCTCCTATCCCGCTGGGAACAGGCCGCCGGTCTCTTTCGGGACGTCCTCGACAACTACGAGCTGTTCTCCTTCGACAAGAGCGCTTTGGTCCCGGCCTCCGACATTCGCACGGACAACGAGCGCGGCCTCCTGGGTATCGCTGGTCATGTTACGAAGAAGCCGAGGCGTCTTTTCATAGAATGCAGCCAGGATGATCTTAAGAAAACAATGCCGGAGTTCGACTTCGGCTATAGCGAAGACATTCAGGACCGGGCGCATCACTACGGGATCATCAAACGACGAGGATGCCTGCTCGACATTCTCGGGGATGGGCGGTGCGTCATCCAGACCATTAACCGGATGCAACTGAACTTCGACAAGCGCGACCTTCTGAAGGAGGGGCTGACTCCGGCCGAAGCCAAGTTCGTTGTCGACATGACGTCTCTCCAGCCATCCTCTGTGCAGATCCAGGTCGACATGGCCAAGGATCTGGGAATGACCCGGGGCGAGTTCGTCACAGCACTGCCTGATGGTCTGACGCGGAAAGAGGTCGAGGCATGCTGGGCTCGCTACCAAGTCGATGAGCGTTTTTGGGGCGAGATGAGCGATACTGCCCGCAACACGGAATATGCAGGCACGCTCAACCCGCTCGAGGCGCACATGGTCGAGGTCAATGGTATCTTCCAGGCCGGGATTGCAATGGCGGCCGTCTTGGAGTTGAAGGATACAAAGCAGGCGCCTAGACCGGTAATACTACCGCGCAAATACAGCGGGTCGACCAAGAAGCACAAGCAGGCGAACACAGAAGTCGCAGGGGTGTCCGGAAAACGCAGCATCAGCGTCGTGACCATACACCTGAACGAGGAGATCCTGATCTCTATGCGCAATCCGGAGGACCGGGTTCCGGCCACTAACCTCAAGCAGGGGACGGGGTCACCCAGGGCGCTGCACTACGTGCGCGGCCACATGTTCCTCGCACGAAATGGCCAGATCGTTTACCGAAAACCCCACTTCCGGGGGCAGGCGGGCCTCAGAACGCTCAAACGGGTCGTCGGCTAAAGCCGCTGAGCTGAATGCTCTTATTCTTGAGGGCAGGCTGTCCTTCGAGCGCGACTGGCCGCAGCGCAGCTACGGTGGCTAAACGGCAGGTATGGGCCGATCACGACGCTCAAGCCCCCCACGGCATGGTTCCTCCCCGGCCCCGAACGTATGCGGGGGGGCGCAGCGCGGCATTTCGCTAGCGACTGGCTTCTTCACCGGGGAATCCACTTGGAATCCACCTCGGCGACAGGTCAAGATAAAATCACAATATTTCAGGTACTTACGTTGTCTCGCCCAGCTTTCAGGGTGGATTTTACTATTTTTGTCAAGAATCCACCCAGCGGAATCCAGGGAAGCCACTTTGACCAGAAGCCAGGCATCGGAAGCCACTCCGTGGTGAAGCCATTGAATCCACGTCAGTTTTCCGATTGACAGACCTGCCCCCCTTGACTCATACCTTGATCATCGAAGTAGAGCGCCCGGAGGAAACCCCTCGCGGGCGCTTTCGTTTTCCCCACATCGCGGATCCGTTTTGGCCGCTGGCATCGCCCAGCGTCTACCGGCATGTCCGCCTGCCCGAGAGAGCCACCCATGGACCTTGTCTTTGCGCCCAGCCAGATCGAAACCTGGCCGATTGACCGGCTGCGCCCTTATGCCCGTAATGCCAAGATCCACGGCACCGATCAGGTGGCCAAGATCGCGGCCAGCATGGCAAAGTTCGGCTGGACCGTGCCCTGCATGGTGGCCGACGATGGCGAGCTGATCGCGGGGCATGGGCGGGTGCTGGCGGCGACCATGTTGGGGCTGACGGATGTACCTGTCATCCGCCTCGGCCATCTCGATGAGGCCGAGAGACGGGCCTACCGCATCGCCGACAACAAACTAACCGAGTTGGGCGAATGGGACGAAGCTGTGCTGCGCGACGAGATCGCGGGGCTGCTGGCTGAGGATTTCGACCTGTCACTGCTGGGGATCACCGAAGAGGATCTGGATGCGCTGCTGCAGGATCCGGATCAACCTGAAGGTGGTGCTGTCGAAGGTGAGGATGACATTCCCGAACCACCGGTCACGCCGGTTTCGGTTGCGGGCGATCTCTGGCAGCTCGGATCACACCGGCTGATCTGCGGCGACAGCACCTCCGCCGATGTGGTCGGCCGACTTCTTGGCGATGTTCGCCCCCTGCTGATGGTGACCGACCCGCCCTATGGCGTGGAATATGACCCAAGCTGGCGCAACCAGGCGGGTGCGGCCAAGACCAAACGCACCGGAAAGGTCCTGAATGATGACCGTGCTGACTGGCGCGAGGCTTGGGCGCTGTTCCCCGGCGACGTCGCCTATGTCTGGCATGGTGCGCTGCATGCCACGACTGTGGCCGAGAGCCTGGTAGCGGCGGGCTTCGCAGTCCGCTCGCAGATCATCTGGGCCAAGGACCGCCTCGTTCTCAGCCGCGGCGACTATCACTGGCAGCATGAACCTTGCTGGTATGCGGTCAGGAAGACCGGCAAAGGCCATTGGGCGGGCGACCGCAAACAGACGACGCTCTGGCACATATCCGGCAAGGATCAGGATGCGGCCACCGTCCACGGCACCCAGAAGCCGGTCGAGTGCATGCGCCGCCCGATCCTGAACAATTCCAGCCCGGGTCAGGCGGTCTATGAACCATTCATGGGATCCGGCACCACACTGATCGCGGCCGAAACGACCGGACGCGTATGCTTTGGGATCGAGTTAAACCCGGCCTACGTCGATGTCGCCATCGAGCGCTGGCAGCAATTCACCGGTGCCAATGCCGTACTGGCCGACACGGGTGAGACCTTCGCCGAATTGAAGGCAAAGAGGCTGGCGGCATGAATATGCCACCCGCGCCGCAACGGATCGAGTATTGGCCGCTGAAGTTCGGGCGGTCAGGAGACGCTCAGGCGATGTACCGTGCCGCGTCCGTCGACCTTTTCGGAGGTGATCGGCAGGTCCAGCTTCTTCTTCAGCGCCCCCGAGATCATGCCCCTCGCGCTATGAGCTTGCCAACCGGTTGCCGCAACAATCTCGGAGATAGTAGCGCCTTCGGGACGCTTCAGAAGGGTGATGATCTGCGCCTGCTTGGTCCCCGAGCGCGGTGTCGGCAGTTTGGGCGCAGGCGGTTGTGCATCGTGGGTGCGGATCGCAGCCATGGTCTTGACCACGACGGGCTCAACCCCGATGGCCAGCAGGCCCGCATCGGTGACGACCAGCGTGGTGCCGTGGCCATCGCCGGTCTCGCGCCAGAGCGGCTCGCCCTTGCGCAGGTCGGCGGCGACCTCCTCGAGCCAGCCGCGCCCAATCATCATGGTGATAACCTTTTTCGCAGCGGCGCCATGCAGCCCCTTGGGCAGCGGCATAGCGAGATTGTCTTCGCGCTGGGCAGCAGCGCTGAGAATGATGGTTTGCGTGTCGGTGAGTTTGGGCATCTGAGCCTCCGGCCTGATCCGGCGGCGCGGTATTGCGCAGCCTTCTACCGGGGCAAGCCCGCCGTATTGGCGGGCCGCGTCGTAGCGCTTGGTCCGTTTATTCGGCGTGTTCGCCTTCGCCAAAGGCACTGTCGGTGATGCGCTTTAGCAGCCCGGCGTGATGCTCAAGGGTGCCGACCATTGCCCAGCCGACCGCGTCGGGATGACAGTTGAAATGGTCGTCACTGAGCGCCTGCAGCCGGGCGAGCATCTCGTCGATCTCGGCCTTCTTGCCAATGAAAGCGTTGAGGGCGGCTTCGCGGTTGCGCCGGGCCTTCTCGGCGCGCAGCTGTTGGCAGGGTGTGGTGATGGGGTTGAGGCGTGTCATGGCGTGGCTCCGTTGGGTGAGTTGGATCGTTCTCATGTCACCACAATCGCTCTGTTGCGCCGATTATCGTAGGCAATTCCAAGCAATATCAGTGCTTTCTGATTACAATGGGAACCTCAGATCAGCTGCAGGTCGGCCAGCACGGCGCTGGCGGCCGCCAGCTGCGTGGTCGGCAATTCGATCTTGATGTGCGAGATCACATCGGAGGCCTCTGCGGTAATCCCGTCCTCGCGCAGCGCAGCCTCGATGGCCTCGGCAACAGCGTCGGGGCGCGAGCGGTCGAACGGGTCGGGCAGCGCGTCGTGATCGATGCGGATCGTGGTGATGCTGGTCATGGTCTGGTCTCCGATCAAAGGTGATTTCCTGATCCGAGAATCGCTCGACGGGCGAGTGCAATCAACTGAATAAGAGAAATATTTCAATTTAAATACAATACCTTGAGGTCAACCCAGTCGCTATGGAAGGTATGTCCGAACGTGAGTATTCCGCCCATTCAGGCCTGTCGCGCGGGGCCATCCAAAAGGCCCGCAAGGCCGGTCGGCTGGTGGTCTACAAGGACGGGTCGATCAACGCTGCCGCGTCCGATGTGCGCCGGGCCGACATGACCGATCCGGACCAGCAGCGGCGGAGCACTGGCGGCGACAGTGGCTTCTCAGGGCCAGCGGACAGCTCGTCCTATCTGAAGGCCCGCACCGCGCTGACCGTCTATCAGGCGCAGGAACGCCAGCTGGCAATCCAGAAGAAGAAAGGCACGCTGGTTGACCGGGCGCGCGCCGAGACGCTGGTGTTCCGGCTGGCACGGCAGGAACGCGACACGTGGGTCACATGGCCATCCCGCGTCGCGGCGCTGATGGCAGCTGAAGTGGCATCGGAGGTGGAAAAGCAATCCAGCAAACCGGTGATCATCGAGGCCGCGATCCTGCAGAGGGTGCTGGAAACCCATGTCAGAGCGCAAATCGACGCCCTTGCCGATCTCCGGGTCAGCCTCGGATAACAACGGCAGGGCCACCGACGATCTGACCGCAGACCTCGATCTCAGGTTTGACGGTGCCGAAGACATCCTGCGATCCTGGCGGCGGGGGATGCGGCCCGACCCGGACCTGACGGTGTCGGAATGGGCGGATCAGCACCGCAAACTGTCCTCGCGGGCCTCTGCCGAGCCGGGGCAATACCGCACCACGCGCACGCCTTACTTGCGCGAAATCATGGATGCGCTGTCACCGCGTCACCCGGCGCAGCGCATCAGTTTCATGAAGGCAGCGCAGGTCGGGGCGACAGAAGCGGGTAACAACTGGGTCGGCTTCGTCATCCACCACGCACCCGGACCGATGCTGGCCGTGTTGCCAACGGTGGAGATGGCGAAACGGACCTCGCGCGGGCGGATTGACCCCTTGATCGCCGAAAGCCCTGCATTGCGCGAACGGGTGAACCCGGCGCGGTCGCGCGATGCTGGCAACTCGATGCTGTCCAAGGAATTCCCCGGCGGCATTCTGGTGCTGACCGGGGCGAACTCGGCCACCGGCCTGCGGTCGATGCCTGCGCGGTATATCTTCCTCGACGAGGTCGATGCCTATCCGGCCTCGGCCGACGAGGAAGGCGATCCCGTCACACTGGCCGAGGCGCGGACCACCACCTTCTCGCACCGGCGCAAGGTGTTCATGGTGTCGACGCCGACGATCCGGGGCATCAGCCGGATCGAGCGGGAATATGAGGCCAGCGACCAGCGCCGGTACTTCGTGCCCTGTCCACACTGCGGCCACATGCAATGGCTGCAGTTTGAGCGGCTGCGTTGGGATAAGGGGCGGCCTGACACGGCGGCCTATCATTGCGAGGGCTGCGAGAAGCCCATCGCCGAGCATCACAAGACCCAGATGCTGGAGCGCGGGGAATGGCGGGCAACGGCCATATCGGCCGATCCGCATTCGATTGGTTTCCACATCTCAGCGCTCTATTCGCCGCTGGGTTGGAAAAGCTGGCAGCAGATCGCGCGGGACTGGCTGGCGGCGCAGGGCTCCGAGGAAATGCTGCGCGCCGCGCGCAACACCCTGCTGGGCGAGACATGGGTCGAGTCCGGTGACGCGCCGGAATGGCAGCGGCTGGCAGAGCGGCGCGAGCCTCATAAGGGCGCGCAGATCCCGGTTGGTGGTCTGTTCCTGACGGCTGGCGTCGACGTCCAGAAGGATCGCATCGAGGTTGATGTCTGGGCCTGGGGGCGTGGCCTGGAAAGCTGGCTCGTCGACCACATCGTCATTGCCGGTGGCCCCGACGATCCTGCCTGCTGGGACAAGCTGACGGCCCTGCTCAGTCGGACATGGGCCTGCGCCAACGGGGCGGTGATGGTGATCGGCAAGCTGGCCATAGACACCGGCTATGAGTCCGCCGCCGTGTATGCATGGGCGCGGGCGCAGGGCTTTGATCAGGTCGCACCGGTCAAAGGCCTCGAAGGCTTCAATCGCGCCACGCCGGTGTCGGGCCCGACCTTCGTCGACGCCACCATTGGCGGCAAACGTCTGCGCCTGGGCGCACGGCTCTGGTCGGTGGCCACGGCGACGTTCAAGACCGAGACCTACCGCTTCCTGCGGCTCGAGCGGCCAAGCGACGAGGACCGGGCGCTGGGCATCTGCGACGCCCCCGGCACCGTGCATCTGCCTGACTGGATCGACACCGAATGGCTCAAGCAGCTGGTGGCCGAGCAACTGGTCACCGTGCGTAACAAGCGCGGCTATGCCCACCCAGAATGGCAGAAAATGCGCGAGAGGAACGAGGCGCTGGACTGCCGGGTGTATGCAAGGGCGGCCGCGTGGATTCTTGGCGCGGATCGCTGGGACGAGGCGACGTGGCGGCGGCTTGAAGAACAGGCCGGTGTGGAAACGCGACCGCCAGTCGCCCCGGCTACTGTCGAAGGCATGGCCTCGGAACCGACGACGCCCGCCCCGCCAAAGGCGGGAACACCAACAACGCCGCGGCGCAAACGCCGGGCTTACACACCGAACTTCATGAGGGACTGAGATGGATCTGGAACGGATGCGCGCGCTGCTGGCCGCGTTGCAGGAGGCGCGCTACGCGGGCGTCCGCTCGGTCAGCTATGATGGCAAAACCATCACTTATGGTTCGGATGCGGAACTGGCGAATGCCATCGCCGATCTGGAAACCCGGATTGCCACCGCCACCACTGGCACCCCGCGTCGTCGGCGCTGGGGCACTGTTGCCTCCAAGGGCCTCTGATCCATGGCGTTCGAGGCTTTCCGCCAGCGCATCGGCAGCATCATTGGCGGGTTTGACGCGGCTCAAGCCCATCGCCGCCTGCGCGGGTTCCGCGCATCCCGCGCCCATGTGAACACGCTGATCGCGGCTTCCGGCGACACGATCACCGCCCGTGCGCGCTGGCTGGTCCGTAACAACGGCTATGCAGCAAACGCCGTGGAAAGCTTCGCCAGCAATGTCGTTGGTGATGGGATCAAGCCTTCGTCGACCATCACGGATGCGGCGAAGAAGGAAGAGCTGCAGGCACTGTGGCTGGCCTGGACCGACGATGCCGACGCCGAGGGCCTGACCGATTTCTATGGTCTCCAACGCCGGGCCGCGCGCGAGGTGTTCCTGTCAGGCGAGGTCTTCATTCGCATCCGGCCCCGCAGGGCTGAGGACGGCTTGACCGTGCCACTGCAATTGCAGATGCTGCCTGCGGAAATGCTGCCGCTCGACATGAGCCGCGAATTGCCCGGCGTTGGCCTGATCCGGCAGGGGATTGAGTTCGACGGCATTGGACGCCGCGTCGCCTATCACTTCCTGCGCCGCCATCCGGGTGACATGACCGATCCGGGGCTAGCTGGGGAAACCGTCCGTGTCCCTGCCGGTGATGTGATCCATGTCCTCGACCCGGTCGAAGCTAGCCAGTTGCGCGGCGTGTCGCGATTTGCCGCCGCGATCGTCAAGCTGTTCACGCTCGACCTTTACGACGACGCCGAGTTGGAGCGCAAAAAGATCGCGGCAATGTTCGCGATGTTCATCACCTCGCCAGCGCCAGAAACGCCGCTGGAACCGACCGAGGAGGATCTGGAGGTCGAACCCGGTCAAGTGGTGCGCCTCGACCCGGGTGAGGATGTGTCCACCCCGGCCACCCCGGATTCCGGCGGCACCTACGAGCCGTTCCAGTACCGCACCTTGCTGCAAATCGCGGCGGCGCTGGGCATCCCCTATGGCTATCTGACAGGCGACACGGCGAAGGGCAACTTCTCCAACACCCGGATATCGCTGATCGAGTTCCGCCGCCGCATCTCGGCCTGGCAGCATGGCGTGCTGGTGTTCCAGCTCTGCCGCGCGGTGTGGTCACGCTGGATGGATGTGGCGGTGCTGTCGGGCGCGTTGGACCTGCCGGGTTACGACCTGCAGCGGCGGCAATATCAGGCCTGCGCCTGGCTGCCTACGAAATGGGACTGGATTGATCCGATGAAGGACGCCTCGGCCGAGATCCTGCAGATCGAAGCGGGCCTGAAGTCCCGCACGCAAGCTTTGTCGGAACGCGGCTATGATGCCGAACAGGTGGATCGGGAAATCGCCGCTGAGCGCAAACGCGAGCTGTCGCTGGGCCTCGACTTCCGACGTCCGGGATCGCCCGCGCAGGGGCCGGGAACTGCGGGCGACAGTGACGACAAGCAGGATGGCGCGGAAGGCGACGGTGCGCCGGAAGACACTGAAGACGAGTCCAACCCCAAGGATGATCCGTGATGCACCACGCGCAAATCGCCCAGCGCGCCTTCAACACGCCGCTGATGGTGGACCCAGCCAAGGCTCTGGCGTTCCTGTCGGGGCTGGGCCCACGGATTACCGGTCAGGAGGTCACGTTCGCGGGCGTTGAATTGCCCACCAGTGATGTTGAACACGCGGCCTTGCCTGCCCGCGTTTCGATGTTCGGCACTGATCTCGCCCAGAGCCACCAACGGAATGGAAGCCAGCCCTTCGCGGTGGTCGACGGCATCGCGGTGATCGAAATCGCCGGAACGCTGGTGCATCGCGGGGCTTGGATCGGGCAATCCTCGGGCCTGACGTCTTACGAGGGCATTGCTGCCCAAATCGCCGCGGCGATCGCGGATCCTGCGGTGCTCGGCATCGCCTTGGACATCGACAGCTTCGGTGGCGAGGTCGCCGGGGCCTTTGATCTGGCCGACCGCATCCGGGCAGCGCGGGCGCAGAAACCCGTCCATGCCTTCGTGGCGGAACATGCCCTATCCGCTGGCTATGTCCTGGCATCCCAGGCTGACCGGATCATCCTGCCCCGGACGGGTGCTGTTGGCAGCATTGGCGTCGTCGCCCTCCACACTGACATGAGCGGGGCGCTGGATCAGAGAGGCATCGCCGTCACGCTGGTCCATGTCGGATCGCACAAGATCGACGCGAACCCGTATCAGCCTCTGCCGGAAGCTGTGCACAACCAGATGCAGCGCGAACTTGAAGTCGTGCGCTTCCTCTTTGCCGAAACCGTCGCGGCCGGTCGCGGGGATCGGCTAACACAGGTGGCGGCGTTGGCCACGGAAGCCGCCGTATTCCGCGGTGCCGATGCCATCGCGGCAGGTCTGGCTGACGAAATCGCCGATCCCGTCACCGCCTTCCACGCCTTCGCCGCCGCACCCTGCGGCATCACGCCCCCCACCAGAAAGGGTCTAAAGATGACGACCACGCCCACCGACACTCCCAACCCGGCCGCAGCTGCCATTCCGCCCGATGCAGCCACAGCCCCGACCACGACCGAACCGTCGGTCGCTGTCACAGCGCCTTCGACGGACGCCCCGGCACCCGCTGCGCCGACACCGGAAACAGCAGCCATGACCGCGGAGGCCATTCGTGCTGAGGCCGCCGAAGTGGCGCAGGTCTGTGCGCAGGCGGCCCGGCTCGGTGTGACCATTGATGCGGCCGACGCCGTCACGCGTGGCATCAAACCCGAGGCTCTGCGCGCCCGCGTGCTGGCCGATCTTGCTGCCCGCGGCGATGCGGCTGGCATCGTCGCCACCGCCCCGGCAGCGGCCGCCGCGAAAGACAGCCCGATCATCGCGGCTGCCAGGAAAACCGCGACCGACGCCAAGCGCTGAACCAGCGCCCCAATCCCCAACATCATGGAGACTGACAAATGCCCGTCCTGACGGAACAGCCCAGCATGGGCGATGTCCTCAAATATGAGGTCAACCCGAACTACACCCGTGAAGTGATCACTCTGCTGCAAGGCATGACGTACCCTGTCGGCTCGGTGCTCGGCCGCATCACCGCCAGCGGAAAATACAAGCTGTCGACCAGCGGTGGAGCTGATGGCGCACAGACCGCCACCGCCGTCTTGCTCTACGCCGTCGACGCCACGCTCGCTGATGCCACCGGCATCGTGGTCGCACGCGGCCCCTCGATCGTGTCGCGCGCGGCCCTCGCCTACGACGGTACGGTCGATGACAGCGCCAAAATCACGACCAAGCTCGGCCAGCTGGTCGCCGTCGGCATCATTGCCCGCGACGGCGTCTGATCCCGAACCAGCGCAGCGCATCCCCATCCATCCTTCATCCCCGGAGCCCCCCATGACCCTTGTCCGCAATCCCTTTGACGCTGGCGGCTATTCGCTGGCCGAGATGACGCAGGCCATCAACATCCTGCCCAACCTCTACACCCGCCTCGGCCAGATCGGCCTCTTCCGTTTTGAAGGCGTCAGCCAGCGGTCGGTGATCATCGAGCAATACGAGGGTGTGCTGAACCTGCTGCCCTCGGTCCCCCTCGGCGGCCCGGCCACAGTCGGCACCCGCGAGGGGCGGTCGATGCGCAGCTTCGCCCTGCCGTGGATCCCGCATGATGACGTCATTCTGCCCGGCGACATTCAAGGCCAACCCGCGCTGGGCGTCTTCGATGGTGCCGACCCGCTGGTTGAGGTGATGAACCGCAAGCTGCAGCTTATGCGGCGCAAGCATGCCCAGACCCGCGAATACATGGAGATGAATGCCCTGCGCGGCATCGTGAAGGACGGTGCGGGCACTACGCTCTATAACTACTTCACCGAGTTTGGTCTCGCACAAATTTCGGTGGATTTTGTCTTGGGCACGGCTGGCACCAACGTGCAGGGCAAGGTGCGCGAGGTCTTGCGGTCGATGGAGGACAACCTGCTGGGCGAAAGCATGTCGGATGTGCATGCCCTCGTCAGCCGCGAGTTCTTCGACAAGCTGATAGCGCATCCGAAAACGGAAGAGGCCTACAAGTTCTACGCGGCCACCGGTGCTCAGCCCCTCCGTCAGGATGTGCGCCGGAACTTCCCCTTCGCGGGCATCGTGTTTGAAGAATACTCGGGCACCGTCACGCTTTCCACCAAAGCGACCGAACGCTTGGTCCCCGCCAGCGAGGGCATCGCCTTCCCGCTGGGGACCATGGACACCTTTACCACCTATGGCGGCCCGGCCAACCTGCTGGAGGCGGCGAACACGATGGGCCTGCCACTCTATGCCCGCCAGCACCTCGACGAAAAGGGGCGCTGGATCGACCTGATGACCGAGGCCTCGATCCTGCCAGTGAACAAGCGGCCGCGCATCGCGATCCGCATTCATACCTCGAACTGACGGGCACCTCCGATGAACGCCTTCGCCGCCGCCATGGACCGGATCTATGCCAACCCGTCCATGGCGGCGGCCGCTGTCTGGATTTCCGCCAACACCTCAGAGGAACGACCAATCCGCGTCATCCGCCGCGCCCCTGACCGGATCACCGAATTCGGCGCTGAGCGGTTTGTCAGCGATACCATGATGGTGGATGTGCGCGTATCCGACTTGCCCGAACCGCGAACGGGCGATCTGATCGTGATCGGGGCCGACAGCTTCACCATTCAGGGCGAACCTGTCCGCGACCGCGAACGCCTGATCTGGTCGCTGGACCTGAGGCCAACATGAGGCTCAGGATCGCGTTCGATCCGGACATCGCCGCCCTGATGCAGGCCGAAATCGCGGCTGGCGAAAAGGCAGTATCCGCCGCCATGCGCGAGGCGGGCACCTCCCTGAAATCTGCCTGGCGCGGCCAAATCACCGGCGCGGGGCTTGGCACCCGACTGGGCAACTCCATCCGCCTCGCCAG